GTCCTCCTTCAGCCGCACCATCGCGTGCGGCGTCGCGCCTACAGCCGTAGTGTACAGTTGGGTCGCGAGCAAAGGCTCGATTATGTAGGGCCCAGCGCGCCAGGTTGTCGCCGTAGCGAAACCTGACGCACTGAGCTCACCTGTCTTCAAGTCAAACTTGGGAGACAACCCACCTGGATTGGCTAACTCGATCGAGCCCTCTGAGGGCTGCTCGGCCTCAGGCAGCTGAAGCTGCGGAGTCATCAGACGTATCCTATAGCGGACCCGAAGGTCGCCGTAGACTACGTGAGAGAGGGACTCATCCACGTTGAAGAGTCCAATCGACAGAACACCCATGTCGGACGTCCTAGAAATCGGTCCGATGATCTCCTGTTCACCAGCCCAGTTCCGAACGAAACGCTCGCCCACGCGTTTGAGGCGTGGTTGAGCGCAACGCAAGGTCCCGAGCTGCCAGACAGGCATGGAAATGGAGTCAGGCTTTGATGTTAGCATCATCCTGGTGTCCATCGTGGGTTCCGTCGACATCTCATCCGCAGGATCAAAGTCCACGGATAGGACGACCTGGCCTCGTGTCGCCGTGCCGACCATAGGCACATAGGCGATCTCCAGGTCTTCAACCCTGTACTTCTCATACCGGTCGGCTATGGCCGCCAACCAGGGAAAGACGGACGTCTCCGTCGGGTTGATGAGGTAATTGTGGACATTAGCCCCATTCGTCGTCGAGCCGATGCCAACAGCGATGCTGGCACCTTCTACGATAGCGAACAGTTCCTCGTGGGTAACCACGATGTCCGTCCCCTCAGTCCTAACCGCGGGCACCATGCCCTTAGTCGTCACGCTGATGGCAGCCGGAGCTGCCACCTGCTTGCGTGCCGCCTTCGTCTTCTTCACACTCGTCGTCCTCTTGCTCTTCTTCTCCATGTTGAACTGTGTTCGATGATTCGGTATTTAAACCTACGCTTTCTGGGCAGAGACCGTCCTTGTCCCTGCCCTCAGTAGATCTAAACCCCGCTTTCACGAACGCCAGCCCGATTGGCCGCGCACAGCGGTTCGGCTTCATCATGGACCAGGGTGCGCGCCTAAAGGCGCGCAGGCTCGCCCGTTTGGGGAGCTTTACCTGGATGGCTGAGTCCGAGATCAGACAGCCACCTAGCAAGAGAGCCTCTGGTTCCTTGGGCCTAGAACGAACTAGACCTTCCCCGAGGGGCCCGACAAGTGGGACCTTAACGAAGTCCCTAAGATTCCTCAGTATTGGCAGCGTTGGTGGCCTGGCCGCTTCCTTTGCCGTGTATGTCGGGACAAGACCGACCGGCATCTCCTCCTTCCGAGGCGGGCCCTTTGTGAGGGTCGCCTGGACGAAGGTGGCGTAGCGGCGCTGGAATGGGGTGACATCGAACTTCGCAAACGTGGGATCAAAGCCCAGACCTCCCGATGTAGTCGGAAGGAACAGGTTGTAGTTCCCATTGTCTGTAGCCCGCGCGATGTCCTCCTTGTGATACCGAATGAAGAGTGCAGTGATGAGCTCAGGTGACTGTGCCGACCCCACAACGTCGTTGTAGATCTGAGACAGCGGCCGATCCCACTCCGCCTGACGACCAGAGACTTTCGACTGTCCCGTAACTAGCCCTAAGTTGGTGAAGAGGACCTCCCTAAAGAGGACCTTACCATCGGCCAGGATTACACGGAACTGTCGCGAGTTGATCATCGCGAAGCACTTACTCTTGTACGACTTCCCAACCGAGAACTTGAGCCCATGACGTGGAGGTATATCTACCCACGCTACGTACAGGTCCTGCTCCATCGGGGCAAGGAAATCGTCGCCATTCACAAGGACGGGCACGGCCTCAGGCCGCACCCCCTCAAAACCAGTTTTCCTACAGGCTAGCCTTTCTTCAAGCGCCTGCCAATACAAGCAAAAGTTGACCGCGCACAGGACCGGGAAGGAGAGCACCGAACCCATCAGCTGACCCGACGTCTGGAGGTAGACGATGTCGGACTTATCGCTGAGTTTCGAGTGTATGGTCTGCTCATAGAGGATATCGCGATATAGGGGAGCTAGGAAACGCTCCTCTTCCGGGAGATGCGCAATGATCTCCTCGAAGACAATCTTAGTGGCCTCCATCTTAAGGTTGTCCGTCGCCGCCTCATAATCCGCAGACACCCATTCTGAACGCTCGAGGTTGAAACCAAGCCTCTGGTAGCGCTCGACCAGGCGGTCGAGATGGGTACAATCGAGCACTTCGCCGATGAGGCGGAATGCCGGGATCCTTCTCAAGAACCTATGCATCTCCTGTTGGAGGTGTCTCGCGAGCCACTGCCTAAAGGAATCGGACTTTGTGATGAGTCGAACCTTCAGGGGCTCCAGGACAGCCTCCACGCGCGCATGAACATGGTTGGCGCGCATGTCCCCGAACATCCTATCGCCGCTAGGTCGATCACTAAGGACTCCGCGAGCGTACCGTAGTACCTCGTTGCGGGTGATCCCTTCGGACGGCCGTGCGATCCTCAGTTCGCCGAGCTCGTTCATAGAAGCGAGCTCATCAACAGGAGCAAAGTCACTTTGCTTCACATCGGGTAGATCATCGAGCGGAGCCTGGGCGGCCCGCAGTGCGAGATCCTCGAGACCAAGTTCGTCAAAGAAGCGCGCTAGGACCTCCGAGGCCGGTATATCCAACTGTTTCTTAGTCAGATGCCCGTCCAAGTTATCCTTCACGTCCTCTCTAGCGCCCCCAGCCGACCGCGGCGTGCAGAAACACGCCGCCGTCGATGCCTCTCCAATGTTCAACGGCCGTGGCCGGAACTTCTTGAAGAGACGCCTCGCGTAGACCTCTAACTGACCAGCGTCAAACCAGCTTATATTCTGTGGCTGGCTCAACGCGGCTCGATGCTTCAACCTCGCCTGGTCGACGAAGTCGTCAGAGACGGCTTGACAGGCCCGCTTAACCCCTTGCAAGAGGGTCAACAGCAGCCTGTCGGTTCTCTCTGTCCGACCACCGCGACCAAGGACCGACATCAGGTACCTCCGGACAGGGCCACTATACGGAACGAGTCCGCGCTGTGCTTGCGCGCTCGTCATCAGTGGTTTGTCCGCGGAGGGCTGATCCCAGTAACGGTTGAACGGCTCAACAGTCAGGTACTTTAGGTACTTGACCATGAGGATCTTATCCGACTGCTGGAGGATAACCTCCAGCGGTGAAAGGAGCGAGTGGAAGGGGAAGACTCTTTCCGGCGTCGCATCCAGTATGGCAAGCTCGTAGGCGCGTAAGAACTTAAGCGCCGAGACGACATGCCACGCTGAAGGACACTGGAACTCGATAGAGCTCCCCTTCAGGACCGTCGGCGTGACGCGGCACCCCACAGCCACCAGGGCCTCCCGTAAAGGGGGACTCAGTGGCAAGGGTGTCGCGCACGACACACACCGACGCTTCGCTTTGGCCGAGACTTGCGAAGACAGTCCAGAAATCAGACAATCGTATAGACTGATGGTATTTGAAATCATTAGTCAAAGGGTTAGATGGCAGAAAT